CCTCCTGGAACCCGATAGGGCAGTAGAACTGCAACACACCACCCTGCGCGGTCGTGAACGACAACACCAACGCGAGGGGCGAGTCCGAGGCGTAAGCGTCATAGAACGCCCGCCCGTTGTACTCCACCTCAAGTGCTGCCGTGTACTCACGCCAGTTGTTGTCGATCTGCTCCGAACGAGTGTAGGAACCGAGGCCGAAGCGATCCGTCTTCAGCGCGTTCTTGCCCTTGATGGAAACGGTGCGGATGTTAGCGACAGGGGTGCCGCCCGTGTTAGTCCACAGCCCCGACACGACAGAGGTAACACCACCGGAGATGACCTTCCCTTCAGCGAAGTGGAACAGGTTCGCACCCGCCGTGTAGCTCGCAGTGGCCAGTGCGGTCGCAGCCCCATAGTTCACGTTCGTAGCCGAACCGACATACACGCCTGATGCGTGCGCCTGAGTCGCCCCACCCGCGTTCGTGATCGGAATGGTGTACGGGCCAACCCCAGACGGGGTGCCGGTAACGACAACCTCAGCCAACAGACCCGTATTAATAACAACATAGGAACCTGCGGGGATTGTCGCCACAGTCGAGATCGACGCAGCACCGACAATGCTCGAAGCGGACGTGACGGTCGCCGCGAACCCGTTCGTCGGGGTCGCCTCATCCAGAGCATCAATGCCAAGCTTCAGCTTCACCTGTCCGTGCTGCGCGACCGAGATATCCCAGTCCGTGATCTTGCACCCAGGGTAAGTGAACGCCTGCTGCGGCAGAACACCAGACGTGTCCGGGCGCAAAACCTGCGTGGTGAACGACTTGCCAGCCGTCGGGCCAATGTTGTGAATCTGCCGGTACAGGCCACCACCGATAGAAGTCGGGACAGTGCCGAACGAGCCAAGCATGTGCGTGAGCAGCAGCCCCAGACCATTGGTCACAGCGTCACCCGTAATGTCGCCCTTGGCCTCACGGGCCACAACAACACGACGCTGCGCACGCTTCACCAAACCACCACCGCGAAGACCTGCACCCTGCGCCGTGTGCTTATTCAGCGACAGGGTTTCAGAATCGAACTCGAAAAACCGGGTCACCGCAACAGGCACACCGACAGTCATCTCCTGCGCGAACCCAACGGTGGCCGAAAGACCAGAACCTACAGCCATCGTTACTCTCCCTGCGTAGCGTCAACAGCCGGAGCCACGACGGTCTGAACAATTTCCGGCACAACCGGTGCTGGGTCGGTGGTCGTATCTGCCCCGAAAGCAGGCTGGAACGCCAGCCCCGCCGCATCCTCATCGGGAACCTCGAACGACTCCCCAGCCGCAACATGCAGCCCCAGGGAAGGAAGGTCCAGGTCACCCCCGGACGTGTTAGTAAACTTGGCCATGATGCTCCTTTAGTGCGGTTAGGGGGTGTAGAGGTTGCGGCACTGAATTCCGAACATCACCCAAGCGATGCGCAGGGCACCGCCTGCCGTGTCGGTATCGTCACGGGTTTGGGTGAGCGTCAGATCGGCAATGTTCGCTGAGCGGCCGTTCGTGAGGACCCCGCCTAATGTCAGGTCGGCTTGCACGAAATGTGCCACCGCGTCGAACAAGGCCAGGGCTGCATCGCGTGCCGGTTTCTGTGCAGGCCCCGGACGGGTCACACTGATGTAGCAGGGGATGATGTAGTCCTCTTCGGACCGTTGGGCACCTAGCACGATGAACTGCCGTGTGCCTGTCGCGGTTGATGCGTTCTCAGGGTCGGTGCGACCGATGAACACCATCGACTGGGAGGACATCGTGGGGTCGTTGTCGGACAGCAGGGCGACCGGATCGACCGCTGTGAGAGCATCCGCCAACGCCGTACCACCAGCCGGGGTGCCCGTCATCAGGTAGTCGATGGCTGCACCGATAGAGACGCCCATTAGAAGATCCCCGGACGACGACGCCATGGCTCAAGAATCTCAATAAGCTCGTTGGGGACCATGTAGTTGCCCACGTTCGTCATGCCCATATCCTCGGCAGGCTGTGCTGTGAACGCTGCACGGAACGGCTGATCGGACTTACCGAACCAATGCTTGACCAACTTTTTAGCCGCCATCTGAATGTCCTCGGGAATCGTCAACATCCCCAACGTGTACGACACCGAGACGACGTTCGTCCCGTCAGGGAAGTTCATCGGCGCACTCGTTGAGGTACGACGCACGACCATGCCGGTGTTGCGATCCCACGTGTAACCCCACGCGTTCGTCGCAGAGCCGAGGGGCTGCTCGGTGAGGACATAGTTGGTGACACCACGGGTTTCGTGCAAGTCCTGGATGGACTGCACCCACCGGAACGGGAGGACAAAGAAATCGTTACCACCATCCATCACATCCACGCGATGTGCGGGGAGGATCGGCCCGGTGATGTTCTCAACAACCGCTGTCGCAGCCTTCAACCATGTGCGAAGCTGCTCGTCATAAGTGGTGTCCACTTGAGAGAGACGCAGCTCAGTTTTCACATCATGCAGATTGGCCAAATCAAGACCCGCAACGATGACGGAGAACTGGTCTGCAACCGCATCAACAACCGTCCCTGTCGCCGTCCACACCAGTAGGTAAGTGCCCGCGAGGGTGGCCGGAACCGTTGCCGTGTAGATGGAACCGAGGGTTCCGGTGGCCGTAACAGCCGGGGTTGTCGTCGTCCCATCCGGGGCCGTGACGGTCAGAACGGCCACCGTCCCGACAGGGGAACCAGGCAGCACATAGCGCGCGAGGTACGCCCCGCCGAGAAGGGTGGCCATCCTAAGCGCGCTCTAGCGGAACTTCGGGAGCGTCAGCAGTGCGCTGCTCTAGCCCATCAATCTCAGCCTGAATAGCTTTCTTGTCTTCCGCCTTGCTGGCGTGGGCAAGTTCGAACTTGAGTCCCTCAAGGTAAACCTCTTTGAGGATGTTGTGTGTCCAAGCCATGACTGGCTCCTTTCAAATCGGGGGAGGTGGCCCCGGCACTAGGCCGAGGCCACCAAGGGGTTGTGACTAGCTGCCGTAGGCGAGCGTGGTCACAAGGCCGGTGCCGGTGATAACAGCGGTGGCCTTCGGGTAACGCAGTGCAGTGAAGCTGTAGTAGTTCCAGTAGCGGTACAGGACCGACAGCTGGGCACCATACGTTTCGAGCAGAACGTCCGCAGTCGGAACGCCTTCCCACAGCCAGATGTCGTCAGCCTTGAGGATGAAAATTTCGTCCTGGTTGGTGCCAACGCCGAGGTTCTGCGGGATTGATGCGTCGAGCACGACGGGCAGGCCCGCAAGCTCACCAGCGGTGCCCTGTGCGATCTGGCCGTTGGCCGAACCGGGGACGTTGAACGCCGGGGTGGTGTTGGTCGGCGGAACGAGCGGACGACCAGCACTGTCGGTCGCGGCCTTGATCTTGCCCCAACGTGACGGGTGCATGACGATAACCTGAGCCGGCGCGTACCGGTTCGTGTGCACAGCGTCCACAGCAGCCTGAACCTGGGCAATGATCTTGACCGAGGTGGGCGTTGCGTCCGTGTACGTGACCGAGTTGATTCCCGCAGTTCCCGCAAGAGCGGCAACAATCGACACGTCAAGCTGGCGTGCGTAGTCCGCAGCCATGTCGGGGATGATGTAGGAATCCACCGGCACACCGGACTGGTCGAGCAACTGCTGGGAAACCAGCACACCCGACGCGAGAGTGTTGATACCCACCGGGATAACCGACGACGTGGGGTTCACAATGTTGATACCCGTGTTCTGCGCGGACTGCGCGGCAGACTGCGAACCGGTCGCAACGGTCGGGATATCGAACTGCGAGATACCCTTCGGGAGCGTCTTCGACGGGAACAGGTTCGCCAGCGGACGACCCGGACGCGCGAGCGCCACAATCTGGTCTTCCATCCACACGGGCGGGGCGAACTCTCCACCAGCACCCGTCACCGTGGTCATACCGGCACGAGTCTGGATGTCAGCACGCACCGAGTTGTTACGGTGCAGACGATCGAGGGCAGCAGCATCGCCGGAACGCTTGGCAAGCAGCAGGTCCTTGAAGAACGACGTGCGCGCGTTGTCGGGAATGTACACGTCGGCGTCACGAACCTCGATCTGAGTTCCGCCCGCCTGTGCAGCAGCGACAACCTTCGCGCGGGCCTCGTTCGCGCGGGCCAGCTCGTCAGCCGCGCGAACCTCGGTCGCCGCAGTGGCATCCTCAAGCTTGCGGAAGTTGGCGATGTTGCGCGCCTCAGTCTCGATGACCGTGAGAGCAGCCTCGACTGTGGTGGACTCGTCAGCGGTGAAACCGCGAGCCTCAGTTTCGATGAGAGCCGAAAGCGCGGTAACGGTGGCAAGAGCCGCCGCCGAACGCTTTTCAGCCTCGACAATAAGAACGGACATTGTGATACTCCTTGAATGAATCGGATGGGTTTTTTACCGATGCACAGGTGGTGTCAGTCCGAGCGGCGTCACCCTCTGATCAGGAGGTAGTGAGGTGCTTGGTAGATCCGGCGTGAGCAGAACCCCACAAACAAGTGGGGACAAAGATCGCTAAAGCGATTTGATACGAGCGAGCAAACGAACGGTGAGAGCGTCATACCGGGGTGCAGAGTTTTCCTGCTCCGGTACCAGGGTCAGGCCAAGCAGGTCCGCGATCGCGGCCTGCGCGCTGTCCGTCTGCTCGTCAATGGTGCCGAGAGAATCGAGCACAGCGCGCAGGCTGGCAGCGTTCGCCGCCGAAATAGCGGCACCCGCGCGAGACTCCATCAGGTCCCGGTACAGGGACCGGATCGCCTCAGGGTCCTCCGCAGCCTTGGCACGCAAAGACCGCAGGGTGGCTGATGCGTTCGGGTTCGCCGGGTGTGTGACGAGGGACACGTCGCCGCCATTCAGGGACAGCTCAACCATGTCGCGGGTGGCCAAATCTTCCGACCACTTATCCCGCACAACACCGAACGCAAACGACATCCTGTCCATGTCGCCGCGTTCCATCTTGTACTGGATCTTCTGCACGTCAGGATCACGAGCCTCAAGCTCAGACCCCGTGTGCAGCCCGCGGGTGTCCTGCGCCAACTTCAACGTCCCGGACTTCGTACGCGCCAAAGGCAAACCCTCATGGTTCACCAGCAACGTCACATCCGGCGCTTCGTTCAACGTCTTCGTAAACGCACCCGACCGGACGTTCTCCGTGTACCAACCCATGTCATACGGCTGATCGAAGGTAGAGGCGTAGCCGGTGAAATGGATAGTGTCGCCCTTTTGGCGCAGCTCAAAATCTGTGAACGCAATGTTCCGCTGAGTGGCCTGAATCATTTTGCCTCCCCGGCATTCGGATCAAGAGTTGGAATAGCAGGCAACGGCGGAGCGGGAGCCACCGGTACGAGGATCGGCCCGTCATCGTTCGACACGTCCCGTGTGGTCACAAGTGCCCGGTAGATTTGGCCGGCACCGTTGGGCAACGGAGGTAACCCTTCAAGCCGACGCACCTCGTCCACACACAACCAACCGACACCCTGCCCACCGAGGGCGATGTTGTAGTTCGCGTACCGGGTCGCCGTGTCGGCCTTCGTGATCTCGTCAGTGACGAACTCCGCAAACTGACCAGGAGGCAGACACAGGGAGATCGCCTGTGCGATGCGCTGATAGAACGGACGCAACGTGTAGTCCACGAACGCGCGGCCCTGAATTTCAAGACCAGCACCCCACGAAGTGGACTTCTCCTGCATTTGCAGCAGGTGCAGGGGGATACCGAACAGGCGCGCCATCTCCAACGCCTGAAACTCACGCGACTGCAAAAACTGGGCATCATCCGGGGTGAGCGACAGTTGTGTGTACTTCGCCTCGCCCGAGGTAATGATCGGCAGATGCGCCCGGTTCACACCCGAATGGTTCGAAACGAACTGCTTCGCCAACGCCTTGATATCGTCCGGCTCCATGTTCTCGGGAACCGTGATCAGGCCCGACGACATAATCCCGTTAGCGAAGAACTTCGACGCCACACCATCAAGAGCAATGCCCATGCCGATCGAAGACCGCACATACTCGATCATCGACATACCAGTCAACGCACCAGCAAGCATCATGCCGCTGATGTGGATCATGTCCTCAGTCGGAATAGGCACATTGCCGGTGAGAACGTAGGAACGCACACCACGAACCCACACAACCTTGATCGCATCCGGCGACGCAATGAACAACGACGTCGGCAACCCGGCACTGTCACGCGCGGCGACGATCAGGTAAGCGTTGCCCCGCAACACGAGCGAGGTCATGATCTGCGTTAGACCCTGGTCGAGGGAAACAATCTCAAACGGGCTCGTGACCATAGCCGGGGACGGGACAACCGCATTCCTGGACCCGTCCGCCTGCT